AACTGTAATGCTAGGAGATATTTGTGAGTTCGAGGAAAATGGTGCTGTATGTAACGATGGTTACTTAGCTTGGAATGATGATAATGGAGAGTACCATAGTAGAAAATGCCCTAATTGTAATGGAGTTGGTTTAGTTTCAAGACTTGGTGCTTTGGAAACAATGTTAATCAAACCAGAGGTAAGAGGTCAAAATGAAAGTGAATTAAGAAGCTCACAAGAGCCATTAAAATATATTAGCCCAGAGGTTCATACTTTAGAGTTCTTAGAAAGTACGATAGAGAAAACAGAGCAAAAGGCTAGAAAGATTTTACATCTACAAACATCAAATACAATAATTAAGGGCTATGAGGAAATGACTGCAACGGGTATGTCTTTAGATATGAAGGCAGCGTTTGCGTTTATTATGCCTATTGCACAGACAGCGTTTGAGAACTTCGAGTTTATCATTAAGGCTATGGGTTGTATGAGATACAAAGGAGATTTTGTTGCACCTATTATTAACTATCCACAAACGTTTGATATTGGTACGGAGAAAGATATCTTAACTACAATTTCATTTATGGTTAAGAATGAAGTTCCAAATGTATTGATACACGCAGAGATATTTAGGTACTTAAAATCGGTATTCTACACAGATGAAAAGACAACTGCTATCTACCAATTATTAATTGCTAGTGATAGATTACTTACTCTAGGTGGTGCTGATGTTCTTGTTAAACACTCTAAAGGATTAGTAGAGGATTGGGAAGTTGTATTACACGATTCATTTATGTCATTTGTAAGTGATTTAATGTTGCAAGATGAGAACTTCTTATCAAACCCTATTGAAGAACAAATAAAGAGATTACAAGATTATGCTAAGGCTAAAGCAAGTGTTATTGTAGAAGCATCTAAGCAAAAGATTGAAACAATAGAATCAATGATTCAATAATGGATTTAGAAGAACTAATTAAACTTAAAATATCTAGGTTAGACGATGTGCCTAATTTATACACAGAGGGTATAAAGCAGACGCAAAAAGATATAATGCAAAACCTATTAGAATCTCTTGAACAACTAAAGAGAGATGAAGATGGTAACATTAAAAAGACAAAAGCTAATCTAGGTATTGTAGAGGATGTTGTTAGGGATTTAAAGAAAATATTTGGAAGGTCGGAGTATATTGAATTAACAAAACAATTTATTAGTGAGTTCGATGAACAAGCTAGAATAACTAACGATTTCTTTTCTAAGACCTTTGGGGATTTTGATGATAATAAGTTTAATGAGTTGGCTTTACAAAAGAGTAAAGAACAAGCCTATGAACTAATGGCTGGTGTTCCTTATGTTACTACTTACCTTTATAATCCAGTTAAATCATTATTGACAGATTCAGTTGTTGCAGGGGATTCTTATGTTAAGACAGTAAAAGCTATTAAACAAGTAGTACAAGGTGGCACAATCAAGAATAAGACCTTAGAGGGTAAACTATATAGATACGCTAAACAAATAGCTTATGATACGTTTGCAGTAGCAGATAGAGGATATACTAATAACATATCATTAGATTTAGATATTGAATGGTATGTGTATAGTGGTGGATTGGTAGAAGATTCAAGACCTTTCTGCGTTGCTAGAAATGGCAAATATTACCATAGAGAAGAAGTCAAGGCTTGGGGTAAGCTAGGAGATTGGGATGGCAAGATACCATCCACAGACGAGAAGACTATATTTGTTTATTGCGGGGGATTCAGATGCAATCACAGTATCTTACCTACATCTATCGCACTTGTGCCAAAAGATGTAATACAAAGAAATATAAATAATGGCAATTATAAGCCAAACGAGAAAGAAAAAGCGATACTTGGTATTTCATAACTAAACAGCTTTTAATTCTTTTATCTCACGAATAACATCAACATTCTTACCATCTATCATAATAAATATTACTGTCGATTGGATAATAAAGTTTACTGCCTTATCACTCACATTATATTTGTGTGCATAGAATACTCTTAGCTTATTTAAGTTAGAGTATATAGATTCGATATCTTTTTTTCTTACAATCATTTTACTTTAAATGTTTCTGTTAATAATTTATTGATAGCAGTTTCGATGCTTATTCTATTCCCTACTCCAAGTTCTTCACTTTGTTTCTTATGAATAGCTCTCATAGCTTCCCCACATATTTTTATGGTGGCAGTTATGCAATCTTTGTTTTTTCTTTCTCTTGGCATATTATAGTATTATACTACAAATTTATGTAAATTATATTAGAATACTAAAACTTTTAGTATATTTGTATCATAAAAAAAACTTATCATTATGCCAGTAAGATGTTTAAATGAAAAAGGGGAAGTAAGATTTATCCCAGACAGATTAGCAGCTATGCCAGATTATATGCGTAGGCACAAGCTAACACTAGACACATTAGAACCATTAGAGCAATTAAAGCCCCTTAAAGAGGTTGTACTTGAAGTTGAGGTAGAAGTACCACAAGAAGAAGTTATTGCAACAGAGAGCCTAGAAAGTACCTTAGAATTAACAAAAGAGGAGTATTGGGCTATGTTAGATGAGAAAGGTGTAGAGTACAAGAAAACTTATGGAATTGCGAAACTTAAAGAATTAAACGATGCCAATTAAAGAAGAAGAAATTAAATCATTTGTCCAAGAGTACTTGGATATTGATACAGAGGGAGTAGATGATTTAGAATCATTGAAATCAAAATTTGCGAATGATTACGCAAGGAAAGAAACTTTTAAATCAGAGTTATCTAAAGACCCTAACTTTATTAATCCACTTATAGGAAAGAGATTAGGTTCTATTGAAACTAAACTTAAGCAAACTGCAAAAGATAAATTAGGTTTAGAGTTTGATGCAGGAGAATTTAAGGATAAGACTATTGAGGATATTCTTGAATTAACAGCAGATAAATTCAAGGGTAAGTACACTAAAGATATTGAAGATTTAAAATCTAAGTTTACAACAGACCCTTCGGAGGTTACAAAGGATTATGAAGAAAAGTTAAAACTAAGTAAACAAGAAATAGAGAATTGGAAGAACGAAGCTACTAAAGCTAGTCAAGAGTTTGAGCAATTTAAACAAACACTTCAAGTAGAACAAAAACAAAGAGCTTTAAAAGATAACTTAGATAAAGCATTTGGTTCTATTAAGTTTTCTCCAGAAGCTAATGAATTAGTTATCGAAGGATTTAAGACTAAGGTTTTAAATGAGGTAAAATTTGATTTTGATGAAAATAATAATTTCACTACCTTTGATAAGGAAGGTAAGACTTTGTTCAATCCTAAGAAGCATGGACAACCTTACACTCCAGAGGAATATTTGAAAGACAAAGCAATTGAATACAAGGTTTATCAAATAAACCCAAATGCAGGTCAGACGAATCCTACAAGAGCTACATCACAACCTAATAATCAAGGTAGTAATGAAGCACCAAAAAGAATGATACATCCATCGGCTCTAATTTAATAGAGCCTTTTGGATAAATATAACATCTAAAATCGTGGATTCCTTATCCATAAATTAAGGGAGAATAGTGCCATAAACTTGCAAGGCAAAAGGAATAAGCAAGGGTATTTTTTTAAACTTAATTAATATGTCATACGTTTTAGGACAATTAACTGCGTGTCCAACAATCCAAAGAGAATTAGCTGAATATTTTACAACTTGTCCAGTTAATGAATTTATGCCTTTTTTCGAGTTCGTAAACTCGCCAATGAACAAAATCGGTTTATCACAAGAAGTGTCGCCGGGTAATGGTAAAATCCGTACAGTACGTTTAACTTACACACCTCGTCAATTAGAGAGTGCAGTAAATGCAAACGTTGCTAACCCTAAGTGCGATGTAAGTAACTTTATTGGCGATAGATACACAGACTATACTTTAGATACAGATGAGAACTTCCAAGCTGGATTCTCAATGACTGCTCAAGAGTTAGAAGCTGCTTGTATCGCTAACGAAACTTACTTTGTTCGTAGATTAGCTGATTTAGTAGATGTGTTAGATAGAAGATTAGCAACAGAGCATACACAAGACTTAGCTTCTTATGTAGGTGCTTGGGCTTCTAACGTAACTGTAAATGGTAGTGGAGAATTTGTAGTAAATACATTACAACCTTCTTCTTCATTTATCGACCCACAAACTACTGCAAAGATTGACTTCGCATTACAAAAGACTGGTTTCTGTAACGAAACTATGATTTTCGCTGGTTCTACATTAGCAGAGTATTATAGAGCTACTTCAAGTGCAGGATGTTGCACAGAGCAAGGTATTGATGTTGCTACAATCTTCAACCAATATGGTAAAGCTGTTGCTTACGATAGACGAGTTGAAAGTGTATTTGGTACTGCAAAAGCGGTAGCTGTACAAGCAGGTTCATTAACCTTGTTAAACTACACTCGTAGTACTTGGAAAGCTGGTATGCCATTGCCTTACCGTGATGCAGGTAACTACATTTCTACTGTAATTGTATCTCCAAGAACAGGTATTCCAATGGATTTAACTGTTTCTGATACTTGCGGAACTGTGTCTGTTTCTCTAGTTGCAACTACTAAATTAGTAGCATTGCCAACTGACTTATTCTCACAAGGAGATTTCATGTCGGGAGTAAACTACATTGCACCAATTAAGGTAGTTAATTCATAATTTTTTAATGGGGGAGTAAAATCCCCCTTTATACTTTTTATATGGCTTGTTTTGATAATCTAATAGGATTAAAGGGTGCTTGTGAAAGTTCTACACTATCAAGCAACGCCTTATATCTAAATACACTTGGAATTAATAGAGAGTTCATTGAAGATATTATCAATGAGGACTATGAAGATGTTGATGCTTTTTTAACCGATAAAATATCATTAGCATCCGACCAAATAAAGAATGATATTTATAGTCATTTCACATCTAAGTTTAATGTAACTTCTATAATTGAAGGAGTACGTCTAGGACAATTTTATGATTACCCTACACTTGTTCCTGCAATTAATGGTAGTTCTAAAGGACTTCAAATGCGTATATGGAATGAAACAACATTTGCTAAATTATATGTTTCAACTATAAAAACTTACTTTGCACACACAGGTAATGTGAACATAAATGTTTACGATTTAACACAAGCAAAGTTGTTAGATACTATTGTAGTGGCTTCTGTTGCAAATCAAATAGTAGAAACCACAATTAATAAAATATATAAATCTTCTAGTGAGGATTTAAACTTGGTGTTTATATACGATGCTTCTACTTTTGCTTCTTATTCTACAAGTTTTATGAACGCAGGATGTGTTACTTGTAATCGTGGTGGGGCATATATGCAAAATAAGTATGTTTATTCTACTGGTGTTACATTTAAAAATAGCGACCCTAAGACCCAGAATTACTTAAATGGTCAATCTGATTTAGGCGGTATTTCTCTAGTTTATTCTTTAGAGTGCGACCACGATGCTTGGATATGTACACACGCAAACTTCTTTTCTAGTGAAATCCTATATAAAAATGCATACTTAATCACTCAATATGCTGACTTAATGAGCAATACTTTTTCAAGTACAAATATTGATAGGGAAAAGCTAAAGCAAAGAATGGAGTATTATGAATTTGAGTATAACAATCGCTTAAATGCAGGTGTTAAGAACTTAAAGATACCAAGTGGGGATTTATGCTTTTCTTGCAATAGATTAAGGATGAATAAAACAGTCTTGCCATCTTGATATACTACGATAAAGTTGGTATTTGGGAATATTTTTACAAAATT